GCCAAGAGCGTCGCCCGGCGGGTTCTGAAAAAGGCGGCGCAACCGATTGCCGAAGTCGCCAATGCGACCGCGCCGGTGGACGATGGCGACCTTTCGGGAAGCTACACGGTCGGAACGCGGCTCACGAAACGGCAATTCGGTCTCGCCAAGCGCGAGGGTCGCGACGATGTGTTTATGTATATCGGCACCGCAAACCCGGCCGGAATGTGGCAGGAGTTCGGGACCTACAAAGACCCTGCGCAACCGCATTTCCGCCCCGCGTGGGAAAGTGGCAAGGCGGTCGTTCTGAATAGCATAATCGGCGGCATGTCCACCGAGGTTCAAAAGTCGGTCATGCGGGCGGCGCGCAAGGCCGCGCGCGCTGGATAGGGGGCGGCATGGCAGATTTCGAGGGAGCTTTTCGCGGGCTGGTGCTGTCTGCCCCGGCGGTGTCGGCGCTGATCGGCGAGGCGCTGTTTCTGGTGGCGGTGCCGGAAGGCGAGACGACCGGCGATCGGTGGGCGATCTGGCAAACCGTGGGCGGGTCGGACGATCGGACCTTGGACGGGCGGTCGGGGCTTTTTGAAACCCGCGTCCAAATCGACGCTTACGGCAAGGGCACGCCCATGCAGGCGGTCGCGGTCGATCGGGCGATTTACGATTTCCTCGCCGACTATCGCGGGGCCTTCGGCGGCGTCGCCTTCAACTATGTCGAGCCTTACGGGAAGAGGGATTACCGCCCGGAAACCGTGGGCGACGTGAAGATTTACAGGGTGTCGCGAGACGTTCTTGTAAAATGGGCGGTCGCCTGACCGTCTGACCGATCCGGCGCGCGCCGGGTTAACCGGGCCGCGCGCCCTTCATCTTCTCGCAAGAGACTTGACCGGCGACCCGCGCGAGGCGGGGCGGCTGGTTTTTCATTGGCAACAGGAGACAAGACCAATGACGACAAACGCAATGCTCGCGCTTGGCGCGTTCGCTTTTTCGACCGATGGCGGCACGACTTGGGAGCCCTTCATCGAGCCGAAAGCCGCGCCGGTGCCCGCCGTCGAAATCGACTACAAGGAAGTCACGTCGCTGGATTCCGAAGGGTGGCGCGAATATATCCCCGGCCTGAAAGACGGTGGCGAGGTCGAGGTGCAAAGCAACTACACCCGCGCCGGTTACACCGCTCTGGCGGCGATCGACGCGACGAAAGTCATGTTCAAATCGACCTTCGCCAATGACGATGCGTTCACCTTCGACGGTATTCCGATCACGACGCCCGACACGGTGGACGTTGGTGAGCCGGAAACCATGACGACCCGGATCAAGGTGTCCGGTGCCGTCACCTTCGCGGCGGGCGCGTGATGCTGGGCCGGGTGTCGTTCACGGCGGGCGGTGAAAGCCGCTCGCTCGCCTTCACCACGCTGGCGCAAGTGTCTTGGGAAGAGGAAACCGGCAAGCCGTTTTCGGCGGTCGGCGATATCTTTGACGAGAAGAACGCCAAGAATGTGCGCGTCGGCGACGTGCTGTCCCTGTTCCGGCACGCCCTGGGCGGCGACGTGTCCAAGGCCGCAGCGGCGGCAGTCATTGACGAGCTGGGCACAACTCGCGCGGTCGAGCTGATCGGCGAGGCGCTGGCCGCTGCCTACCCGGACGCGGACAAGACCGCGACCAAAGACAAGGCGGGCGCACCGGGAAACGGGGGAAAGGCCAAGGCGGGCAAGACCGCTTAGCCTACTGGTCTTCCCTGATTTCAACGTGGGTCGCGGCGGGGCAGGATTACGCCCTGTTCTGGCAGCTCACGTTGCGCGAGGTCGATCTGATCTTGAAAGGCCAGCTCGAGCGCGAGCGTCGCGAGCGGCGGCGGTCGCATGAGCTGGCCGAATTGATCACACTCGGTTTCCACAATCCCAAGAAGTTCCCCAAGCTCGAGGCGTTCATCGGCTCGAGCAAACCCGCAAAGCGTGACGACCCGGACGGGTTGCACGCTTTTCTTTTGGCGCTTTCAAAAAAGGGAAAGTGATGGCTTCGGTAATCGGTGCGCTGCGCGTTGACCTTGGGCTGAATAGTGCGGCCTTTATGAAGGGCCTGGACGAAGCCGCCCGGCGGCTAGCCAAGACCCAAGCCGCCTTCGCGGCGACGGGTGCCCGGATGCAAAGCGTTGGCCGGGCGCTGTCGCTGGGGCTGACCCTGCCCCTAACCGCTTTCGCCGGAACGGCGCTCAAGGCGGGTGGGGATTTCGAAGCGGCCATGAACCGGGTCGGCGCGATCACGGGGGCGGTCGGGGGCGACCTGACCGCCCTGCGCGACGCGGCCAAGGCGATGGGCGCGACAACGCAATTTTCCGCGTCCGAAGCTGCTGACGCTCTGGGCTTCCTTGGCATGGCCGGTTTCAGCGCGGGGCAGGCGATCGAGGCTCTGCCGGGCACGTTGCAGCTCGCGGCGGCGGCTGGCATGGACCTTGCGCAATCCGCCGACATTGTTTCAAACGTCCTGTCTGGCTACGGCATGGGCGTTGCCGATCTGGCGCGCGTCAACGATGTGCTTGTGAAGACCTTCACCAGTTCAAACACCGATCTGGTGCAGCTTGGCGAGGCGATGAAATACGCCGGGCCGATTGCATCGGCGGCGGGCGTGTCCTTCGAACAATCGGCGGCGGCAATCGGTCTGATGGGCAACGCCGGTATTCAGGCCAGCATGGCCGGCACGTCGCTGCGCGGCGCGATCGGGCGTATCCTGTCGCCGACTGGTGCGGCGTCGGCTGCGATGCAGTCGCTTGGGCTGTCCTTCACCGATGCGGCGGGCAAGATACTGCCCCTTGACCAAATCCTTACCCAGCTCGAGCCGCACGCGGACGATGCGGGCTTGTTCATGGAGCTGTTTGGGCAACGGGCCGGGCCTGCGATGGCGGCGCTTGTGAGCCAAGGGTCGGCGGCTTTGGTCGATCTGCAAACGAAGCTCGAGAACGCGGGAGGCACGGCGGCGCGCATTGCGGCGGCGCAAATGGAAGGTTTCAACGGTGCCGTGAAGCAATTGCAGTCGGCGTTCGAAGGGCTGCAAATCGCGATTGCCGAGAGCGGGCTTTTGTCGCTTGGCGAGCGCATCGCGGAAAGTCTGGCCGGGTTTCTGGGTCGCCTGTCCGAGCTGGACCCAGCAGTTTTGCGTGTTGGCACCGTTGTTGCCGGTCTCGCGGCGGCGCTGGGGCCGCTTGCGATTGCTGCGGGAATCGCGGTCGCGTCGATCGGCGCGTGAAATCCTGCGCGGTATCCCTTTCATTGCCGTTGGCGCGTCGGCGCTCGAGGCGGCGGGAAAGGTCGCCGGGTTCGTTCGGTCGGTGGGGTCGATCGGTTCGGCCTTTGTCGTCGCCAAGGCGGTCGCCACTGAGGGGATCGGGCGGCTTGGCACGATCTGGGAAGGGATGAGGCAACTTGCCGCCGGGGCGTGGCAAGGTCTGCGGGCCGATGCGCTCGAGGCGATGGCGGGCGTTCTGTCTGCGGTGCCCGGCATTGTAAACCCGATCATTGGCGCGTGGGTCGGCGCGCGGGCGGCGATTGCCGAGGCATGGGCGACCTTGCCCGCGGCCTTGGGCGCGCCGGTCGCCGCGGCTGCAAATGCCGTCATTGCAGGCGTTGAAAGCGCGATCAACAAGGGTGTCGCGCTGATCAATTCCTTTGTGTCGAGCCTGCCCGCGAAGGTCCGCGAGGTTCTGGGCTGGTCGGAAATCGGATCGGTCACGATCGACCGCGTGCCTGTCACGCTCGCCGGGACCGGGGATCGGGTGCAATCGGCCTTCACTGACGCCATGGGCCGCAACTACGTGGGCGAGCTGACGGCGCATGTCGCGGGATTGGCCCAAGAGGCGCGCGGCGTCGCCGATGCCTTCGGCGCGGCGGGTCAAGCGACGATGCAGGCGGCGACTGCGCCACTTGAGAGCGTGCGCGCCCTGGGCGAGGCAAGCCGGATGCTGTCGCGGAACGTGGCGGATGGTGCGGGCGACATGGAAACCGCGACGGACGCGGCGACGGATAGCGCCGTGGCGCTCGAGGATGCCTTGAACGATGCGGGCGACGCTGCCGAGAACCTTGGGGGCGGTGGTGGCGGCGGCGC